CGCACCGGCGCTGACGGCATAACTGAGACTACGCAGACTCTAGCACAGGCTGCAACTGCGTATGACAAGTTTGCAAAGAATGAGCAGGTCGACATCTCCCTAATCCTTACTGGTAAGAGCCAGTACGGCGTAAGCGGAGAAGGTCTAGTCAACTACCTTATCGACAACATCGCTGAAGTTCGTAAGGACTGCCTAGTAATGGTGTCTCCAAACCTTGAGACTGTGGTAAACAACGCTGGCGATACTCCGTCATCGATCGTAAGCTTCAGAAACTCAATCCATAACACGTCATATGCAGTAATGGACTCTGGATATAAGTACATGTACGATAAGTACAATGACGTATATCGCTGGGTACCACTAAACGGTGACGTTGCCGGCACTATCGTCCGCACGGACAATACTCGCGATCCTTGGTTCTCTCCAGCCGGCTTCAACCGTGGTCAGATAAAGAACGTCGTGAAGCTAGCATTCAACCCTGGAAAGTCTGATAGGGATACACTCTACAAGGTAGACGTTAACCCAGTCGTTAACTTCCCTGGTGAAGGCGTGGTTCTCTACGGAGACAAGACCCTACTCGGCAAGCCATCGGCATTCGATCGCATCAACGTTCGTCGCCTCTTCATCGTTCTAGAGAAGGCCATCTCTACTTCGGCTAAGTTTACCCTGTTTGAATTCAACGACGAGTTCACTAGGGCTACTTTCCGCAATCTAGTTGAGCCTTACCTCAGGGACATCAAGGGTCGCCGCGGCATCTACGAATTCAAGGTAGTATGCGACGGCTCGAACAATACTCCGGAGCGTATCGATCGCAATGAGTTCTGGGGCGACATCTATATCAAGCCAGCACGTTCAATCAACTTCATCCAGCTTAACTTCGTTGCAGTACGCACCGGTGTAAGCTTCGATGAAATCGTTGGCAAGTTCTAAGGGGAGAATGAGAGATGGCCTTTTCAATCAATGACATGAGAGCTCAGCTACCTCTAGGTGGTGCTCGTCCTGCCCTATTCCAGGTAACGATCACCAACCCGGTAGCTCCAATCGCGGACCTTAAGGTCCCATTCCTGACGGTGAGGGCAGAGATTCCTGCCTCCACCCTCGGCAACATCGCAGTACCATACTTCGGCCGTAAGATCTACATCGCCGGTGACCGTACTTTCCAGCCATGGACTGTGCAGATCATCAACGACGAAGACTTCCTGATCCGCAATGCTATGGAACGGTGGAACAACTCGATCAACGCCTACGAAGGTAACATCAGCCAGCTTGGTTCGGGTGCTCCTGCACTCTACAAGTCACAGGCTACTGTCACTCAGTTCGGCAAGGCCGGTGAAGTTCTCAGGATCTACCAGTTCAATGGTATCTTCCCGACTGAAGTATCAAACATCGGTCTAGACTGGAACGCACAGGACCAGATCGAAGAGTTCAGCGTAACCTTCCTCTACGATAACTTCGAAGTAGTCGGTGGTATTACCGGCAACGCCGGCGGGGCTTAAGTTAATAGAGCTGCTATAAATAAACTTATAGCAGCTCTTTCTTAAGGAATCGTGATGCAGTTATTTGGATTTGAAATCAAGAGAAAAGACGAGGCGCCGTTAGAGTCCTTTGCCCCAGAGATAAAGGACGACGGCGCAGTCGTCGTTGCTGCGGGTGGATCCTACGGCACCTTCATTGACTTAGACGGTACAGCCCGCACTGAGGCTGAGCTAGTAGCTAAGTACAGAGAGATCTCACTACAGCCTGAACTCGAAGCAGCCATCGACGACATCGTCAACGAGGCTATCGACACCGACGCCGAGAAGATAATCGACATTAATCTCGACAAGGTAGAATACGGCGACCCTATCAGGCAGAAGATAAGGGAAGAGTTCAAGACTATCCTCAAGCTCTTTAACTTTCAGATCGAGGCGTACGAGCTCTTCAAGAGATGGTACGTCGACGGCCGTATGTACTATCACCTCATCATTGACGAGAAGAATCCACGCCTTGGAATCCAAGAGCTTCGCTACCTAGACCCTAGAAAGGTCAGGAAGATACGCGAAGTAAAGAAAGAAGCCAAGGGGCCGATCGTAGTCCAGAAAGTAAAGCGTGAGTACTACATATACTCAGACCGCACTTTCATGGCAGCACCCGGAAATGCGGGCATAGCGCAGGACAACAACTCTACCGGCGGTTTAAGAATATCAATCGACTCAATAATCCACGTTACTTCTGGGCTGACTGATAAGAACAACCAGCTGGTCTACTCGTACGTGCAGAAGGCTATCAAGCCGCTAAACCAGCTAAGGACGCTCGAAGATGCTACGGTTATCTATCGTATTTCTCGCGCTCCTGAGCGTCGCATATTCTATATTGACGTTGGAAATCTACCTAAGGTAAAGGCTGAGCAGTACCTTCGCGACATGATGGTCCGCCACAAGAACCGTCTAGTATACGACGCCACTTCGGGTGAGGTGCGCGACGATCGTAAGTACATGACGATGCTCGAGGACTACTGGCTTCCGAGAAGGGAAGGCAACAAGGGCACCGAGATCACTACCCTCCCAGCAGGGCAGAACCTCGGCGAGATGACCGACGTAGAGTACTTCCAGAAGAAGCTCTATCAGGCACTCAACGTTCCAGTTTCCCGTCTCAACCAAGAGTCCGCAAACATCCTCGGCAGGGCGTCTGAGATCTCGAGAGACGAGGTAAAGTTTACTAAGTTCGTAGGACGCCTGCGTCGCAGGTTCTCTATGCTGTTCTTAAAAGCCCTCGAGAAGCAGCTAGTCCTTAAGGGTATAGTTTCTGAGGAAGACTGGAAAGAGCTAGAGAATCAGATTCACTTTGACTTTACTGTGGACAACCACTTTGAAGAGTTCAAAGAGATCGAGATCATGCAGAACAGGCTGCAGCTTCTGAACCAAGTCATGCCCTACATTGGACGCTACTATTCAGACCTGTGGGTACGCAAGAACATCCTGTTCCAGAGCGAGCAGGAGATAGCAGACATGATGGACGAGATGGCAGAAGAGAAAGTTCCAATGCTTCCTCCTCAGGACCCAGGTATGGCTCCACCGCCGCCGCCCATCGCAAATAGACCAGAACTAGACGGAACCGGAAACCAATCCCAGACTACAGGCGTAGAACAGGGTACTAAGGTGTCTGGGTCCGGCGAAGCCTACTAATTATAAATATGATATGCAGATTTTGGAGGAATTATGACTACTATCGCTGACATCTTTACTAGCGCATTCAACAAGGACGCAGTCGGGCTAAAGACCGCGATCGACGATATCATGACATCTAAGGTGGCCGACGCAGTTGACGCGATGTTTCCTGATGTAGCCGCTAGCATCTTTGGTGCTACTGACGGTCAGCAAGAGGCAGTCGATTCTGAGGAACAAGAAACCACAGATCAGGAAGAACAATCAGATGAAAATGTATGACCTCTTAAAGAAGTCTCTCAAAGAGACTCAGCAGCCTCTATCACAGGGTGAGAAGAACTTCAAGGCTCTTCACTCGGTCGATCACAAGAACTTAGTTCCAGGCGTTACTGATCAAGAGCACGTATTCAACGGAAACAAGCGCAGGGAAGATCCAAAGACTGCATCATACGAAGGTGACCAGTCTGCACAGGCATATGACAGGGGCCTAAAGCTCGCACAGACTCTAAAGAAGATTCACAACGAAGCAAACATGAGCCACTCACTCGGCAACCATGAAGAGCTTAGAAATTATGCGCGCGAGCACGGCGGCATCGATATGCATGACATGCTTCAGGCTGCTCACCATATCGAGCACGGTCACCTCGAAGGTCTAAAGAACCATCTTGCCAAGATGGACACTGATCCTCGCGACTTCGTTCTCGGTCACGTACACAAGAAGCACTGGTCTGGTCTTGGCTACACTTCAATGAAAAAAGAAGCAGAACTTGATGAAGCAAAGTCAACTATGTCTAAGACAAAGCTTTATTCTGACACAATGAAGAAAGCTCCAAAGTTTGGTCCATCAAACATTGCAAATATGATGAGAGATGAAAAAGCCCGTAAAGCATCTATGAAGAACAAAGACGCTGAGCTCGACAAAGCGAGTCGTACCGACACCTACATCGGCACTATTAAGAAAGACGATCCCGACTACGACGAGAAGCTCGCTGACATGAAGAGCAAAGCCGTCGGCGGACACAGGGTTCGCGGCCGCGCTCCTCTCGATAAGTTCAAGCACCTTTATAAGAGGGGCGGCGAACACTATAGAATGACTTCTCAAGACATCAAGCCTGAGCACAGCGCCCGCGTTGACGTTTATTCTAGAAAACCTATGAAGAATGAAGAAGTCGAGCAAGTCAATGAAATGGGTAAAAAAGGAACATTTCGTCCTGTAAGTCCTGGAGTACAAAATGTAAGAACTGCCCAAGCAGCAACTAAAGGTGATGAAGCATTAAATAAAAAATATCACTATGGTACTACTAAAGGTGGTGTATCACCTATCGCTGGTGAAAGAAAAAAGCAAGGGTTTGGTTCTGTGGCGAATTTTAATAGCGCTCATGCTGCTCTTACATCTAAAAGAATGGGTGGTAATTCTAGAGCACAAGATTCTGAAGTTCATAAAGGTTGGGGTAAAACAGTTAATCAAATGCCTGCACCTAATCCAGAAAAACAAGCTTTTAGAAAAAAACTTCAACAAACACCTTTTTATGCTCTTTCTAAAGGCGAACAAGAAAAAGATACTGTTCTTAGAAAAGGCATTACTGGAACTATT